CAAATATTTTACCTATCAAATTAGGTTTAGTCATATAACTCATATATATCACAGAACATAAAATATGTCAATGCTAAGTGTTATATATGGTTTTTAATTATAAAAGATCACATTTTCCACCACTACATGCTGCAACTGCCATTAAAGCAGTAGTATCTTCCTCTTCTTTAAGTTTCTTATAATCTACTTTCTTAAAATTACTAACTATATCATCCCATTTATCTTTATCTTCTTTAGTAGAAACACTTTCCATAGGAGCTTGTTTATATAACTTGTCTCCAATCTTAGCTAGAAAGGAAACCGCTGCAAAATTTTTCTTATTATTATAAATATATTTAGTAACTTCTTCCCATTCATCATCAGCTACTTGAATAGTACAAGATACATTATGAGTAATATTCTTCTCATTATGTATGGTACTACCTGGCAATACCCAATTTTCCTGAATTAACTTTATATATTCAAGATGCTTTAATGCTGTTAGATCTTCTTTAACTATAGCATTTTCGTCTACACTTAAAGGAAACATAACTACATCATCTGTCTTGTTAGCACTCCATACGCTAGGCTCACACATATGAGGGTTTATACTCTTAAAATACTTATAGATTGGTTCGTGTTTATTACATTGAATCCTTCTAAAGTACTTTCTACTATGATGTGGATGTGCACCAGAAGCACTCATTAATACAATACTGTTAGTTCCTTCTGGCTTAACACAAGTACATCTAGCAGCCGGATTAATACCTAACTTCTTAGCCCATAATTCATTAGTCTTAACAACTAATTTAGAGCCTTCTTGTAACATTTCAGCAGTTAATAGAATATCTGGTGAATCCATAAACCCGGTAATCGACACTCCTAACAAAGCTTCTTTCTCTGTAAGTTCTTTAGTTACTCTAGATAAATAAACCATATCTTCTGTGTACGAAGCTTGTAAAGTACCTAATATCGATGCAGCTTTAGCAGCATTTAAGAAGTCTTGTTTATTCTTAACCTTAGCTCCATTAATTGAACTTAAGTTACAAAACTGAACACCACATCTACCATCTTCAGTAACCGGAATAAACCCTATCTCAAAACAAGGGTTAAATAATTGATGGGGGTGGTCCGCCCAAACAAACCCCGGCTCTCCAAACTGTTTAGTCTTTTCAATTATATCTGTAAACTCTTCTAACGTAGTACTAGCTCTAAGTAATAATACACTATTATTACTTCTAGCTCTTTGAGGTTCGATATGTATCCAGCTAATTGTATTATCCTTAACTAAGAAATCATATTCAAACTTATCAATAACAACTTCATACTTCTCTCCATCTACAGTAACTTTTCCTTCATATTTATTAGTATCCTTGTCAAAATCAAATTTATTATACCTAGTTACTTTAAATAATGTTTTAGCATTAATCAAATCTTGGTCGTTTTTATCAAATATAATGGCACAAGCTGACCTTCTAATACCTCCACTTAATACAGCATCAGCACAATGCATTAAAATATCATAAGCATTAATAGTTTTAAGACTGATTTGCTTATTTTCTTCAATAATTTTATCTAGTAGTTTCTTAACTTTTATGTGAGCTTGCTTTAATCCTTTATAACCAGGAGCTTTGCCGCCGCCGGTCTTTAATGGAGTACCTTCAGGTCTAATCCTACTATAGTCAAACACAATCTTCCTACCAGTATAAGCAGTGTTCTTAAAATAACAGTTCAATAATGCTTCAATAGAGTCTGCCCATCCTTCTATTGTGTCTTCGATTACATAAGTTATTACAATACCGTTCTTATCTTTTTCATTTACTAATTTGGGTAACCTGTTAAGAAAATAATCTGAGATACCAAACCCGACACCACAACCACACAATAGTAAATAAAAAGATTCAGAAAATGAACGAATACTATCTATATGTCTTACAGCACAATTAAACATTCTACTATTATGAGCAAGAATAGCTTTTCCACCAAATTGCATAGAACGCATTGATGGTGTGAGGCCTTTTTCTTTCACTAAATTGAATGCTTGTTTAATTTCATTCAAATCTTCTTTAGGTAATTTCCTAAACTTTTGAAGATGCATACTTTCTACTCTATCTACACACTCATCCCAAGTTTCTCTTCTTTCAGCTATTGAGTTATACCTTGCATATTTACTCATGAAAGTAAAGTTAGCAATTTCTTCTAAAAAGTTAATATTATCTTTATTATCCATAATTTATACATTCATTTCTTTACCATCACAAAACCCCTTAATCCCTAGTACTTTATCTAAGTAACTAATATTTATTTCTGCTTCTCTAGCCATAATTGTAGATATTCTAAAAGCTTCAACCCAATCTCCAGAATAAGTCATCTCTGGCCATTGTTTATGAAGTACTATACTTGTAATCCCTCCTTGAATTATTGTTTTCATACACTCATTACAAGGCATCCCAAGAGTATATAAGGTAGTTCCTAAACTAGAATAACCTAGTTTAGCACATTGGAGTACAGAATTAGCCTCGGCATGTACTATCATTTTTAGCTTAGTATTTCTATCACTATATCTTTCTGGTGAATCTTGAACTTTAGCAGGGAATCCATTAAAACCTGATGAAATATCCCACTTACCATCTCTAACCAATACTGCCCCTATTTTAGTTCTCGGGTCCTTGCTCATCTCGGCTGCTAAATATGCACGCCTCATAAAATATTCATCCCAGTTCATAATCAACGCAAATCCCCAGAGCCACCTATAGTTCCTCTTTCTTTCCTAGAAGATAGTTTCATATAGTTATGTTCTAACAATTCAGTTAATGTAAGACCTAAAGTATCGGCCAGTCTAGTTAAATACCAGGCTGCATCACTTAATTCATCTGTCAACCTTAACTTTACTACATCACTTAAAACTCCATTATCATCTCTAATCACTTTCTTTAATTTTCCACACACCTCGCCTGCTTCTGATGCTAAGCCCAAACCCAGGTATTCTAATTCTCTATCTTTAGGATAGATTGCAGTTGTTCTTGTAAACTGTAAGTATTCGTCATTTGTCATATAGTTATTATTGTTGATTGAATAATCAAGTTATCATAAAAAATGCCCCTTAGGAATAGGGACAAGGAAGATTTAGGCAAATTTTTTACTTGCCTACCGTTAAATTTGTTATATCTAATTAAACCTCAGTAAGCTCCATTAAAGACAGGGTAATACTTCTAAGTGCAGTATAAAGTTTCTCGTTATCATCTTTTATATCTTTAAACTTCTTATTAAGCACTAGTAAATTCTTTTCCCCTAATGTAGCTTTAAGAACGTCAGCATTATCAACTATAATAGTGACTTCCTCATCTTCTGGTTCGTAATTTATCTCTAATTGCATAACACTACTTTAGAAATGTACGGTAATGTTGTCAACTTTATTTTATTGTTTAAGTAGTTCCAAGAAAGTAGAATAATACTATGAACTATAAATTAGGACGTAATAAGGCTGTATTTGATAAGAGGGCGCTTAAACTAGAAAAGTATTTAGCTCCTACACTAATACCACCAACTTCTATTAATTGGTGGGCTAAAATAGGTAATAACCCTTATCAGATGTTTCTCAATGATAGTCTAGGAATTTGTACTTGTGCTGCTGCCGCTCACTATATTATGAACTGGACTGCAAATAGTTCTACACTCATCACACCTACTAATGATGATGTATTAAGAGCCTATGAAGCAATTACTGGCTATACTCCTAATAATCCTGCTACTGATAATGGAGCAGTTGAACTTGAGGTATTGAAGTACTGGCAAACTACAGGTATTGCTAATCATAAGATAGGGGCATTCGTAAGTGTTAATCCTAAGAATATACTTCATCTAAAAATAGCTATCTGGTTATTTGGAGGGGTTTATACTGGGGTTGATTTGACTGAGGATGATATGAATGCTGTGGAAAGTGGCATAACTACCTGGCAATATACTACTGGGAATATAATTGGAGGACATGCCATACCATCATTTTCATTTTCAGAGAATACTTTTGAATATATTACTTGGGGTGCTGTACAATCCGCTACTTATGATTGGGTGACTAATAGGACTGAGGAAGCTTATGCATTGATTAGTCAGGATTGGATTAATAATACTGGTTTATCTCCTTCCGGGTTTAATATGGATCAATTAGTAGCTGACCTTATACAAGTACAGAATTAATATGTTAACTAGAACCGAGAAACTAACTAAATTTAAGGAATGGTTAAATCATACCTCCCTAGATAAAGATATTGTTAAGAATAATATTGGAGTAGATGAGGATAAAATAAGTCCCCAAGTCTTATTAGCTAGTTCAGCAAAATTAATTAAGATTAATAAAGGTGAGGTTGAAGGTGATGATCGAGATAACCTTAAATTCTCCAAATTTATGGGACTAGAGGATTTTATAGCCGACCATATAAATAAGGATGCAGGTAAAATACAACAAAAAGCAGCTTATAAAATGCAAATGAAAAAGAATCTTAACTGGCTTACTCCTGGTTTCTTCTCTCAGCAAGTCAGGTCGGTTATTGTAGGAAATCCTTTAGCTAATAACGTTGAAGGTATTAATCCATTAGAACACTTTGATAATAGTCATAAAGTAACTAAGATGGGGCAGGGAGGAATTGTATCAGAGTCAGCAATACCAGATGAATCTAGAAATGTAAGTCCTTCTAGTTTTGGCTTTTATGATCCCGTTCATATTGCAGAAAACACGAAGATAGGTGTTACTAATTATATAAATCAAAATGTAGCTAAAGGAGCAGATTGTAATTTATATAGGATTATGAAGGATAAGCACGGAAAACTTAAATGGATGAGTCACAAAGAAATTCTAGATAAACAAGTATTAATCCCTGAATACTAAATGAAAGAAGAGGGCTTCTTAAACATTCGCCAATAATTTAGATTTTCGAACCGGAAATCTACTTATAAATTTCTTATTAATCACACCTTCAACAAATGGGTTATTGTTGATATTACTGTCTAAAGCCAAGGCTGCTTCTAATACATTTACACTATAAATAATAGGTGGGGCATTAGTTGAAGCTGTATCAATTGCGGTAATAGATTCTAATACACTAGCTAGAGTTAATAGTGTGGCATCAGTATTATCTATAGCTGAGGCACTTTCAGACTCACTATTTATAGAACTTATAATAGCTGATAAACTATCCAAGGCTGAAGCTGTTTCAGTAATAGAAGTATTGAATAGTACTGAAGCTGAACTAGAATCACTTGCACTACCTGACTCTGTAATAGAACTTGTTAATAAATCATTAGCTGTAGGAGTATCATTAGCTGAGACTGACTCTGATATACTAGCTAATAGTGTAGAATTAGCTGTAGGGCTGTCTAGGGCTGTTCCTGACTCATTTATACTAACTTGATAAGTAGCAGTTGAGCTAGGACTATCAGAAGCACTGCCTGACTCCGTAATAGAAGCTGCTAATAAATCATTGGCTGAAGGATTGTCATTAGCTGAGACTGACTCTGATATAGTTACACTATAATTAGCAGTAGAACTAGGAGTATCAATTGTGGTAACTGATTCTGTGATAGAAGCTGCTAATAAATCATTGGCTGAAGGGTTATCTACTGCACTACCTGATTCTGTAGTAGAACATGCATATATAGCAGTAGAACTAGGATTATCCGTTGCTGTTCCTGATTCTGTTATAGTTACTAAATAACCACCAACTATACTATCTAGAGCTGAAGCTGATTCTGTTACACTAGCTTGTAGGGTAGAATTAGCTGAAGGAGAATCTGTTGCACTACCAGATTCACTAATACTTACACTGTATTTAGCAGTAGATGAAGGACTATCAGAAGCACTAGCAGCTTCACTTACTGAACCTGCAAATATAGCATTAGCAGAAGGGTTATCAGAAGCACTAGCAGATTCAGTTACACTTCCTGCAAATAAAGCATTAGCACTAGGATTATCTGAAGCTGAACCACTTTCTGATACTGTTGCTGCTAATAAATCATTAGCTGAGGGTGACTCTGTAGCTGAAGCAGATTCAGATATAGTTACTAAATAACCGCCAGCTGGACTATCTAGAGCTGAAGCAGACTCAGTTATGGACCCTGCAAATGTAGCTGTTGAACTAGGACTATCTACTGCACTATTAGATTCACTAGTACTAGCTTGAAGAGTAGAATTAGCTGAAGGATTGTCAGTTGCTGTACCACTTTCTGAAGTACTTGCAGCAAATATAGCATTAACAGAAGGACTATCTACTGCACTACCTGATTCTGTAGTAGAACCTGGATATATAGCAGTAGAACTAGGAGTATCAGTAGCAGATGCAGATTCACTATCACTTGCTCCATATACAGCTATACTAGAAGGGCTATCTAGAGCTGAAGCTGATTCACTTACACTAACTAGATAAGTTTGAGAAGTAGGAATTGCTGTACCACCAGCAAATTGATTCTGAGCGAGATAAAAACCACCGAAAGTTACTGAAACTGTACCTGCTAAATCAACTGAATCTGAAGCTGAAGCTGTTTCTGTTACGGAAACATTATATACTGCTATACCACTAACTGAATCAACTGCACTAGCTGCCTCAATTACCCTATCTGGTAATGGAGGATCGCCACCAAAATAACCTTCTCCAAAGTATGAAGAGCCAAACATTTCATTATGTTACAGTTATTGTCATTCCTACAGCTGGAGCTGTAGTAACTGCAGTACCAGCAGCTAATGCACTAAATTCATTAGGTAAAGCACCAGCAGCTACACTAGTTACTTTCCAAGCAATAGGTGAAGCAGTACCACCAGCGGCCAACCACTGTGGCATATACGGACTAGGACCTCCAATTGTATTAACTATACTAGCAGTTGTACCGAGGGAATCTATCTTAAATACTTGCCAATAAAGTCCTGATCGTAGCCATCCAAAAGTATTAGTTCCAATAGTCTTTATAGCTGCAGTAGTTCCCATCGCAAATGCACCGCCTGATGTAACTTCATATCTAAGGTTACAAGGATAACCTGTAAACATAGTATCATCATAAATACCAAATCTTACGTTAGATCCAGCTGTAGCAGGAGCATTGGTTTGTTGTACTTGGAATGCAGTAATATTAGCCCCACCTTCTGATACCCAGAAAGGAATAGCAAACGTATCACCAGCAACTGCAGTATATGTAGCACCCCAAACACCAAATTCAGGTAAATAAACATTACTACCAGGACGAATAATATTTCGTTTAGGAGCGACTGGATAACCTTGTGGAGTCTGTGTCTCTAATACACCTAGAGTCCCTAAACCATCAGCAACAGGTACTAGCTTCTTAATAGCAGCAAATATAGCATTAGTTGCCAAAGCTGCTCCAACCGCATTAGGATGATAACCATCAGCAGATGTTGTATAGACGTTAGTAGGCAGAGTTCCAGTTCCACCAATCCCCATAGCTGTATTTACGTCAGCTAATTGAACCATTGAATCGAATGAATTAACTACTGTAGTAATTGTGCTATTTAAATTTTGTAAATCTGTGTCTGCTGCACTATGACTAGCTGGAGTTGCCCCACTAAAATCTGTATTAGTAGCATAATTAGCGTAACCGTTTAAAATACGCCCAAAAGTATATTTAATGGATGTAAAAGCACCAGTAGCATTTCCTGATAATACTATGGTGGTTGCATTAGTTACAGATGAAATAGTCTTACCAGAAGTAAAAGCACCTTGAGCATCAGTCTCAGTTATTGAATTTCCAGCATCAGTACTTGAATTAAAATTGGCTGAACCAGAAGTAAAAGAAGTAGTAACACCAGAAGTTACCCCATCCCCTAAAGCGTAAGTAATAGTTCTACAATCACATTGATATACATTGGCTACAACTACAGGATTTGGTTTAAGAGATTCAATCCAGGCTGAATCTAATTGTACTGTCCCACTCGCAGTAGTTACCTTGATAGTAATAGTCTGACCAGCATTAGCAGCTGATAATCCATTAGTACCAGAAGTCCATCTAACGAATACAGGTCCATGAGCATCTATGGAAGTAGAGTTTAAAGTGGTAGTAGTTCCAATAATACCACTAGTTCCAGTAATATTTCCACCCCAAGTAACAATACCTGAAGTTGCTCCGGAAGTACCAACTAATAGAAATCCTATTGGTTCTCCTTTATAGCCAAATGGAATGGTGAAAGTTGCTGTAGAAGTACCACCAGAATCTACTACTGTTGCTTGCATTCCAACAGTAGACATCCACTCAAGGTTAGCTACTGGACCGGCTGCATAATTAGTACCAAAAGCCCATTGAGCTAACCCAGTGCCACAAGGAAAAATAGCTGAAGCTCTTATTCTACTAATAGCCATGGTTAAGGCTTGCGAAAATACTGAGCGCATTAATGATTGATTAGCTGATGTATTATTACCTAAATCATTAATACCATATACAATTACAGATAAACCACCTTGTCGATAAAATGGAGAATATTTTTTGGTACGAGTTATTTCAGTTAAAAACCTCATATAACCGCCCATTAAACATCCTTGAGACGTAAGGTTTGCACCACTCCTAGCATGATTTCTTACTCTATCTTGAGAAATTCCCAAAGCATTTGTAAGTACGTTATTTAATATTTCAGCAGGATCAGTAATTTGATTTGCGCCAGTAATATAAACTATATCATCAAGCCAGGAATGTCCCCAAAGATCAAGTTGGGTTATAGTAGGTGGTGGTGGACCGTAAGATATATTACCACTTCCATCATTCTGAAATACCCCTGGAGTATTGGCTACTGATGTTAAATTATCAGCTAAGTTAATGACTTTTCCTGTTGATACCGTACTACCAAAATATTGAGTATTCCAGGTACCAGCTGAAGTTCCATTACTAGTTAATACTAACTCTAAAAATGCTCCAGCTCCTACAATCCATAAAGTAGTTCCACCATTCATATTTACAGTAACAGCTCCAGTTGAACTATTATCAATAAAGAATGACGCCCCATTAGAAAGTGTAGTGGCATTAGGTAGTACACAAATCTGAGTTAATGTACCAGTAAAAATTATATAATTAGTAGCTGATCCACTTAATGTAGTTGTACTTCCAGCTGTAGCTACTGAAGAAAACCCTAACACACCATAAGATGCTGTCGTTTGATAAGGTCCACCAGGCAAATCACCAGACGCTGCAATACTAGGAACACCAGTACCAGTAGTGTTTTTAAGTATACCGGTAGCAAGACCTGCTAATGAAGTACCGTTAATCTTTGCTACTGTAGGACCTGGATAACTACCTGATAAATCACCAGAAGCAGAGGCAGTAGCACCTAAATATGGCCCACCAGGCAAATCACCAGACGCTGCAATACTAGGAACACCAGTACCAGTAGTATTCTTTAATAACCCTGTAGCTAATCCTGCTAAAGAAGTGCCGTTAATCTTTGCTACTGTAGGACCTGGATAACTACCTGATAAATCACCGCTAGCAGAACCATTAGGAGGTAACGTAGTAGGAATTGCATTTTCAATATCTGTAACTACCTTTTTAGTAACAGTATTGGCTATTTGGTATCCTACAGCAATAGATACAGCAGATGTTCCTTCTTGTGCTCTAGTTATAGTAAATGTATCAGTGGCAACTGCAGTAACCCTAATAATCTCAGCATTAACTGTAGTAGGTATAACACCTGAAGGCCAGACAGTGCAATTAAATGGGGGAGTAGGAAATAATGCACCCTGACCAGTAGTTACAGTTAGTGAAGTACCAGAAGTAGGTGGTGATGGAGCAGTGGCTACTTGTGATATTGCTAGATTTGAATGGGCATCAAAAGCCATATATTACATGCTAGTACTATATGATACTTGAATTGTATCACCAGGGTTAACAATCTTATCACCACCTGAGAATAGACCAGCAGACCAAAGAGTACCTGAAGTATTAGCAATAGTGGACGAAGCACCAGAGCCAAAGATAATAAAACATCCTTTAACTGTACCACCAGTAGTGATAATAGGAAAACTTAGAGCTGCGGAAAGTGAAATCGAACCAGCAGAAGCAGCAGACCAGGCACAAGTTTTTCTAGGAGTAGTGTATAATGGATAATTAGTGCTGGAACCTGCTTCCTTCCAACCATTAGTACCATTAATTTGAGCAGCTGTATCACCAGCAGCTACGGTAGAATAAGATACTGAACTAATTAAACCCATATAAGGCCCAGTAACAGTATAAGCAGAGCCGTTTAAAAATGTATTAAAAGCCAGGTTTTTACCTTCAGTATTAACTACATTATCTATAGTATCTTCCCAAATTAAATTATTATTAGAGTCTATACATCTAGCAGTATAAACACCATGAGCTTCACAAGTTTCAGTGTGTTGGGCTCCTCTTAAAACAGTACAAGAATTATAATCAATCGCATTAGATGTTTCCATAATTCCAACTCTAACACAAACTTGATATACCAGTCAATTCAATTAAGTTATTAGCGATATTAAAGCTGAAGTATCGGTAACAAATGCTGCACATATAGGAGATTGTACTACTTGACCTTGAGATACACTATTAGTAGAAGCAATAGCTAATGCTTGAACATCAACTCTTTCACTACATTGATATACTAAGGCATCACTTGTAAATATGGGCCAAAGAACTTGATTAGTTGTACCAGTATTATAAGTTGCAAATGGACTAAATACACTACTTCTAATACATCCTAAAGTTACAGCTACGGTTCCAGCAGTACTAGCTATTCTATTAATAGATACACTATATATCCACCAACCATAAGCTTTTCCTTTAGCTGGTGTATCAGTAGGACCTACTTGATGCCAACCTTGATCAAAGCTAGGAGAATTATAAGTATTATATTGCCACTGATCATAAGCTCCCCAAATAGTATTACCGCTAGTAAGTGTAGGGGGCATCATTCTAGGAATTGTCTCACTATACCAATAAACAGGGTATCTAGGAAGTGGTGGGATTCTATGTTGGCCTGGTTGGAAAGCTTGATAACGAGAAGTAAATTTCCAGGTTATAGTATTATCAGTTACTGTACCTCCTAAAGTTCCAGGCCAGGCAGGTGCTGATGAATTACTAGTACCGGTATTTTGAGCAGTTTCAATATTACCGTTAGAATCTATTATAGTTTGTCCTGATTGAAATACTGTACTAGCTATCCAAGTAGTAGCCGGTGCAGTAAATACTTTAGAACAATGCCATACCACTCCATTATCAGTAGTAGATCCACCAAATGCCCCAGACCAAACTGGATGTGAACCGCCAGATATACCACCTGTAAATACTGTTTGATAATTACCGTTAGAATCTATAATTGTAAATCCAGACGTAAAATATATAGAAGCAGCCCAACTAGGAGGCTCGGATTGACTTTCTACTGGACTGAGTTGATTATATGAGTTAGATACTTGAGCATAAGCACCAAACATACCTGAACCGTTAGGAGCCAAATCACCTTGTAGCATTGGATTTACTGTAGCATTACCGGCTACTGCATATTTAGTTCTAGTTAAATTCCAAGGCATTGAAGTTAAACTAGGAATAGCTAAACTACTAATAGCAGGTGACATTGAAGACCAAAATCCAGCCTTACTAGTACCAATACTCCAACCATTACCAAATATTTTTTCCGGATCATATGTAATAGCAGGAAATGTAGGGCCAGCTCCAGAATTCCAATTATTATTAGGTATATCCTGCACAAATAATAATCCTGGGCCGTGAGAAAGTCCATCACCAGGTAAGTTTATCTTTTTAATTGGCCATGCATTATCAATTCCATAAGCTGTAACTGCTGTACTATAACTAATACTGGCTGTGACAGGGCCAAATAATTTTCCATTGCCGCCGCTGCCATCATCTAGTGGGTTAGTGCCATTTGGGAAAAGGCGTGTATATGTGGTCTGTGTACCGGTTATAGGAACTGATGTGTCATCCGGTAATTGTGGTATGTCCACCTCAAGTTCATACCGCCCCGGTGCTAGAGTCGCGCTCACCGCTATTGAAATTTCGACAATCCCAATACTACAAAATCCTGTATCAGCCACCAATGTAGAATAAGAAACTGAACCAGGAAATGCATTATAACCACCACTAGGAGATAGATTTACAGACCAAAGCGTATTAGGGTCAACTGTATCGGGTGTAATGGTTGTGGTTGGTCCAGGGTATGTTATCACAGCAGTCCCTCCACGCACATACTCCGCAGTTATATGGAAGGTCCCACTAACAAAGAGAGAATCAACACCACCAACCACAAAGGCTTGTCGTTGCTTTGTTGTTACTGGATAATAGTATGGTGATGGTGGAAACGTTGACAAAAGCATACTGCAAACGGCATTAGTTCTTAAACCTGCAGAAAAAGGTGCACCACTACCAGGGAAATTACTACTAATTGTAACTGTTGCTCCACCACCAGTATCTTCAAAATAAAACCAGGTACTTGCATAATTATCATTTGGTCCACCTACAGGCCAGGGTCCAGAAACACACAATAATGAAGGTGAAGTAACATTCATAAATGTAAAAGAATCATCCAAATCCTTCAACCCCCAAATAGCACTACGAAGTCTATTTAGTTCAGCTAGCCAAGTAGGTCTTTGAGGAACTATAAACAAACCACCAAAAGTTGCCCCACTACCGGTTCCACCACTAGCAGCTAAATATTGTGGAGTATTAGATAAGTATTGAAGAAATCCTATATAAGTAGTATTAGGTAATGTGAATGTTAATATCTTGCCACTACCATCAACACTTACAACATGTACTGGAACTGGACTGCCACCAACTATCTTAGCTCCAGGCAAAGTTAAATTATCGCCAGCAGTATAACCAGTACCTCCAAAACAAAGATAAAAATCGGTAAAATAACCATTACCAGGATTATAGTCTGGAAATGAATAATTTTGAGAAGGGCCTACTTGACTAACAGTAAAAGTAATAGTAGCTCCAGTACCAGAACCAGTTACTGTATTAAGTGCGCCAGGAGTAGGGTCTGTATATGAAGGGAATGGAGGTGTGGTAGTCAGATCACCGGAAGGAGAAAAGGCAGAATTAGTATAAGTTACCAATCCTATAATAGCTCCAGTAATATCTACTGAACCAACTTCAAAATATGTAGTATAGCCTGGGGAAACTACTATATCTCCAACAGCATAACCACTTCCTCTAGCAGTTAAAGCAAAAGCACCACAAATACGATAACCATATGGATTACTACTTAAGTCATAAAACATTGGATACACATAATAAAATGTACTCAAGTCAAAACTAGTAGATGAGACTGCATTAGCTTGAGTTGCTAATGCTTGTAAATCAGTTAATTTAAAGTTATTACCAGGAGCTACAGACATAATTTATAACCAGGTAGCATAAGAACAGGCTTGAAACCAGCCAGTACCAGTATCAGGACTATTAGTATTAGAATTTATTAAACATATATACATACCAGACGAAGTACCTGCCCCTAATACTGCAACATCATTAAGATTATAAGTAGATAATGCACTCCAAACTCCTCGATAATTAAGCCCGGAACCAGCTGGACTTATTGTAATTGTAGCACTGGAAGTAGTACCACTTAAAGTACCACCTACAAAAGTAAGCATCTGTGCCCCATTTAATGTAGTAGTGCCATCAGTTAACTTAGTTCCAGTTACGGTAGCTGCCCCACTAGTACCTCCAACTGTCATTCCATTAAAAGTAATATTAGATACATTACTTAAACTTGTAGTACCATCAGTTATTCCTAAACTTGAAGCACTGCTAAATGAAAATGAACCAGAAGGAGTTATACCACAAGTAGTAGGAGTTACAGTTAAATAGCTGCTAGTAGTAGGAGAACCACTAGAAATAGATAATGTAGTAGTTCCACCTGAAGTAGAAGAATTTAAATACCAATTAACAAAATTACCAGGAGCACAACCAGGAACTATTAGATTACCTAGATTTGATAATCCTAAACAAGCTGAGGGGGTTATTTGAAAAGGTGTATTTCCTCCACCAGTCTGACTAACTGTATTTCCTAATACATCCTTTACACTAGTTACTGAAACTGCGTTTGCTGTATAACCTGAAGCACATTTTAAAGCCGGGAAACTTATATTAGTAATACCAAAATTTAAATTACAAGAACTAATAGATAACGCAATAGTTGGATCACCTACTGGAGCACTATAACCTATATCACCAGGGAATAAAAAGGTAGCTGTCCCACTACCTCCTACACTTAAACCTGATGGACAAACAATACCTAATTCAAGATTACCTAACAATACTGAACCGCAATCTTTGGTAGTAGGGGGAATTCCATGTATTAATCTATAATAATCATACTGACTTAAAACATCAACATAAGCATAGTTACTTATTGATGCTTGAGACATGGTCCAGGTAACATTATGATCTACAGTAGTACCAGATATAGCCCAGGTAGGAGCAGTTACACCGGATGTACCATCACCAGTAATAGCAGTGACTGTTTGTAGATTTCCATTAGTATCAATTATGCTCTGTCCTATAGAATAAACCCTTGAATATAAATATGTTATTACTGGTGGTAGAGCTGTACTATTATTTAGATTTACCGTTACATTGCTCTGAAATGAAATACCAGCTGCGCAATTAGGGGTTGGTAGATTTATTATAGTATCAATATTCCAGGTACAAGGCTGGGTTATATCTCCACTAATTCTAGTAGTGCTTAATGAAAAATCATCTGCAATTGGAGAACCATCACCAACCATCTTAAACTGTAAAACTCCACTAAATAAAGGACCAGTAGGATAGCAAGGTATAATTAGTGTAGGTGGGATGTCTAAATTAAAATGACAAACATCAACTCCTGGAGTTATACCTACAGTAATAGAAGTATAAGGAATCATTCCAGAAGTATTTAATATCCCTATAGCTTGAGTATTAGGAGTAAATGAAATACCTGAAGGGCAATTCTCAGGTAATGGAAAGGGTTCTGGTACTAATGGAAATTGTACGAATAAAGGTACACAAGCTTTTACATTAGATGGTGGTGTGACTGCTCCGATAGTAGGAGGTGTGAGCAATGCTGGTAAAGTACATCCAGAACTAGGAATACTACTAGACGGTTGTGGTATATACTGTGCTTGATGATTAGTAGAATTAGTTACCTCAATCAAGCTATCTATGAAACTATTACTCATTTATTCATTAGTTTAACCAAAATATAGTACATTAGCAAACTAAAGTAAGCTGCTATAAATATACTTACAGGAATAAATATTAAAGGAAAATCTATAAATACGATAATAGGAATATGTAATAGTATAGATAACCAGACTACTATACATTTGGGACAACTAATAATTTTTACAAGGAAGTTAGACCGATTAGCAGCTAAATATTCTAGATAAGACAAACTAGGGTCATCTACAGTAATATTATTGTATTCTTCTATATAAAAGAACTTAGTCAATCTTAGTAAATTCATATATTCAACAAAAGTATTATTAAACCATATAACTAAAAACATGGCTATACTTGCACTTAATAATAGGTATGAAATTAAAATATCAATCATATAAATAAAATGAGGCTAAACTACATTAAATAGCCTAGCCTCATATTACTTCAATCTATTTAATCGTCAATACTCTTTTGAGCATTCTTTACAACTTCTGCTTCTTCATTCAGAATATCCTTAATTTCAGATTTAATCCGTTTAATATTTTCTGAATGCATCTTACTAGTAGCTTTCTTTTCTTCCTCTGCTTCCAACTGTTCTATATAAAGGTTGTATATTCTAGTCTTGGTGTCATTTAGCGTTATAGCCATAATTTATTTAGTCTCTTCTTTAGGTGTGTCTACCGTCTTACTTAGTATATCTTGTATCAATTGTTTCTGTCCTACTATAATCAACTGCATTCTCTTCCATTCATTCAATTTATTTGTAGCATCATCTATATTAGATTGTAAACTAGTTAAACTAGTATCTGCTTGTGCCAAATAACCCTGCAATAACTTAACTATCTGCTCAGTCGACATCTTAAAATTAGGTATCACTGGTGTGTCTAACGTAGCTTGTTCATTCATGTTTAGTATCATTTCAAAATAGAGGAAAGTTGTCAAATAAAAAAGCAACCTAAGTAAATAGGTTGCTTTGTGATAAGATTAAATAGCTTACTGAGGTTGCAAGATAACAGTACCAGTCAACCCAGCCAAACCTGTGACAGTACCAGTAAATCTAAGGGCCAAAGCCTGTCCAGTAGTTATTTGAGTATTAGCAATAGTGGCATTCAAAGTACCAATTTGTACAATACCCGGACTTGCAGTGAGTGGGATGGTAGCAGTAAACACATTAGTACCATAAGCTGGCACACCAATAAACAAGGTGCTATATGACCAAGTTGTAGCAGCTGCATTAAAAGCAGCATTGGCGGTTAGAGTAAGAGATGTAGTACTATTAACGGAAGCAATCACACCAAGAGTTCTACCATATTGATCATACAAGTTACTACCAACTGTAACAGAACTAGCAAAACCAGCAGCAGTAACAGTCACAGCAGAAGTTGCAGTAGACGCAGTAAGGTTACCAGTACCAGTAAGATAAGGGCCGTAATTCCAGGCAGAACCAGTCAATACCTGAGTACCACCACCCCATGCATTAGAAGCAGCCACAGCCAATGTAAGAGAGGTTGTGCTACCTACAGCTGAGACTGTACCAATATAAGTACCTGAAGGACTGAAAATTGCGGAACCAATTAGTGCAGAAGTAAATGTAGTACTAACACCATTAACAGTAGCAGAAGAGTTAGTAGTAGTAATAGTACCAGCACCAGCTAATATACCTTGAGAGAAAGGACATACACCTAACTGAAGTGCACAAGAAGAGCCACCAGGAGTAGTATATACAAATGAACCACTCAATACGTTATAAGGACGGTCAGCTACATAAACATATTGATCAATAGCATTAGCGGCGAGGGGGACATTGATATCTAGTGGATTGTTACCAACTGGAGTCCACTGCGTGCCTGTATTAATGTAAGCCTGACCAGTTTCACGGAGTCTACTAATACCACTTGTATCAGTATAAGTGAAATAATACCCAGATGGATTTAAACAAAATCTGATACCACCAGCAAAAAATCCAGCTGCTGTGGCTTGAGCACCAGCAAAGCCAGTACCACCAGGGTTATTTTGTTGTGAACCAGGAGTCAAAACTCCAGGCAATGTACCAGGCTTAGGGTTAGCATTACCAGAAGTTGGAGCTAAAACTGCTGATGTCCTTCTAATACTAGAGGCGTCTGACATAGATTGTATAATTAGTTAAAATAAACATAATTGTTTATTCGTATATTTCTATATTAACTATTATTATAAGTTTAGTCAACAGATATATGCGCTATAATATTGACAGCGTGGTAGCTAATGTGTACTGTCATTATATGGATTTAACTAATATAACAGCAGAGACAGCATATACGTTAGGATTTATCTGGGCCGACGGGTCTATATCTAAAGAAAATAAAATTAAAATAGCTATAAAACAAGTTGATGCAGTAATTATTGAACCAACACTTATGAAAGCCTGGAATTGGAATATACGTAGAAATATACAAAAAACAAATCCACCAGGGCAATTACAAATGAGTTTTCAAAAAGGTAGTGTAGAATTAGCAACTAAATTAATTAGTTACAATTATAGAAGTAAAGATCAAGCTCCTACAATATTAAGCATTATACCTGAAAACCTAACTCATTACTGGTGGAGGGGTTACAGTGATGGGGATGGTTGTTTTTGTATATCCAGAGATGGTCATTGTTCTTATAGTATTTGTGGTCCCTACACTCAAGATTGGTCTGCTTTTGAGAAATTAGTATTACCTATGGAGATTCATTATAGAATAGGGAGGGAGATTAATAAAAAAACTGGACATAAGGGTTCTAGAATAGTTATACCTAGCATTTGTGGTGGTTATAAATTCGGTAACTATATTTATCAAGGCTTTCTAGAAGACAGAATTGGACTGACTAGAAAGTATGAGAAATATCTACAATTCAACTTACCAAGAAATGAAAGAAGAAGGCCTGCTTAACTATGATGTACAAGCAGTAAAGTCTGAATACACCAGCCCGCAAAAATTAATATCACATTTACGGCTACCAATACTCCAGTAGTTTTAGCTTTAGATAATTCAAGTTTTTCGACCTTTTCTCTCAGACTTTTTACTTCATCTGCTTGAGCACAACTTAGCTTAATATCAGTAATATCCTTAGCTAATTGTTTTTGACCAGTCCTGAGTTCTTCAAGATTATCTTTAATAGTTTTTCTCCATTCAGCATTCAATTGCTGTTCTAATTGTGTTTCGTTCGACATATATTTGAGTAGTTATTCTTCTTCATTACCTATGACTTTATTATACAATTTATCAAATTCTAGTCCAGTATATTGAGATTTATTTTTATTGAATATTTCAGAACCCCAAACTTTCTCCATCTCACTATCAGATACGCCCATTTCTTTAAGTAATCCATATAGCTTAATTTGAGTAGTTCCAACTTGATAAACGAATAATGCACGGTCAGGGTAAAAAATTACTTTGCCACCTACTCCAGTTCCAGGTAAGACATTGATGTGGGCTTCAGCTTCTCCAGATTCCTTAGTACGAGTATAGACACCTGGTAGTAAACGTTGTTGATGTGCAACTGAGTATTCCGCACCATGTAAGATTACTGTATTCCTTTCAGTAAGCCAGGGGATATGAGCGATAGTTGTAGTTTTGGTATCTAATACATTACCAGTTTTCTTATCTATCATCTGAAAAGTACCTCGTAATGGAGTGGACAAATCTCTTTTCTCCATTATAGCCTTATTTTGTTCTTTATAAGTTGGAGAATGTTCAGGAGCATTATAAGATAAGTCTGTTACTTTTAGTTTGTAGGCTGGACTTTCAATTGTATTAAGCTTCTTCTGAAAAGAATCCAAGGCTTTAGTATGTAACCATTCCCTAGTCTTCTCTGGATCGAAAAAACCACGCACATTCTTTGGAATAGGCAAACTATATAATGGATCTATATGATTGTTCACAATTATAATGATTGTGGAGCATTCAGCCTAGGTTGTAAACTATTTTGTTGAGTTTGTTGGGTAGCTTGGGCTGTGGCTGCGGTATTTTTCATAATACTATACACCAAACCTATCAAAGCTGTTCCACCTATCACACTAGCCAGAGTCTGCCAATTATTCTTTAACCACTGACCACTAAGTTCTCCAGCCCTCCCTAACATAGAATTAGTGACTAGAGACTTTATTTTAGGATCTTGCATCATCACACTAGATAATGTTTTATGATCTCCAGTTAGGCCTTGTTTAGCAGCACTACCTAAATCAGACCAGGAAGCATTACTAAAACTGGATTTAGCTCCTCTCTCTATCTGACTACTTAAGAATTTGGCTAAATCTGGATGATAAGTACCTATAGTATTTATTGCTACTGCTTGCTGTTCAGGAGGTAAATTTTGAAAACTAGTAAATACATCATTAAGTTTACCTTGATTATCAGCTAATGAAGCACTATTTATAGGATGTGCTAGTATCTGTGAAAATGAAGGAGTGACTGTATTTTTAAATTGCTCAGGAGTAGTGGAAGCTAATTGATTATCTGGTATACTACTAATAGATTTCTCTATATTAGGCAAAGCTGATTCTACTTTAGGATAAACACTTTCAAAATCATTTATTGTATGCTGAGTTTGAGAGAGAAGAGGTGCCTTAATACCTGAGATAACTGGACTAGGAGCTGAAGGTGTTATTTGAGGTGTAGGAGGAGTTACTTGAGCAAACTTATTTATCTCACTAAGTACTCCTCTATAAAAAGCATTATTTTGCATATTCAACACCTACAGGATATTGAGCTTTTTCTTCCTTCTCTTTTTTCTTTAGATGATTATTTAATAGTATACCGAATGTACCAGCTGTACCTAAACCAGCTAATGCCTTCCAAGTATCTTTAGTCTGTCCCCAATAATTACCAGTAAGCTTGTTTACAAATGCATTACCACCTTTAGAAGCTTTATTAGATAAACTATCTTCAGCACTTAACAAGCTAGCATCATCAGTAGGGAGATTCTTCATAATAGTACTACTATCAATACCAGGTACTGCTGAGGGAGCAAATCCCATAGCATTTGGTGCATTTTCTGTTAAAGATTTAGTAGTTGGTTCTACATAATTATCAGCCACACCTAATGCACCTAAACCTGCGATAGGGGTAACCCATTTATGTTGATTAGTGAAACCTTTTACAGCATTAAGACCTGGTACTTTATTTATCAGACCTTTTGTCAAACTAAGTAAAGAAGCAGCTTCTTTATCCAATTCTTCTGCAGCAGCTTTACAGAATGCATCTACTAATGGTGTTTCTTCACTCATTTTATTCATTTGTTGAGCTAGCATTAACTGCTTAGTATAATTCTTTTTAGCTTCGGCTATCTGAGCATTTCCTTGATTCTCCTGATATTTGTCATAAAGCGCTTTAGTTCCTAAGAATCCTATAGGCAAACCTACTAAGGCTGAGAGAGGAGAAACATACCAATCAGGCTGCATTGGTTCTGCTGATTTACCGAAACCTTGTAATGGACCAGCTTCCCCAGGAGTTACTGAAGCAATTCCATTATTTTCCGGTAATTGTAGCTTGATTTTATTTTGCTCTACTTTAGGTGGATTTAATTTACTCCCCATATCTGTGAGCAACCTTAGTCCGGCAAATACACTTCCGCCACCCAAAGCAGATAACAACATCAATTCTGGGGGAGTATAGCCTGAAGCTTTCTTTAAAATTTCATTCATATATTGTTTTCCTTCTCTTTCTCCAACTCTGCTTTAACATCCAGGTTTTCAACATATTCAACAAACATTACCAAATCTCCTTTATGGGTCCAATTATCAGACCGATTCAAAACTCTATATCTTCTAGAGTTATTATATAAATCTTGTAATAATTGAGCATGTTCATCATCACTACATGGTTTTAAAAATATACACTTATAGATCTCATTAGGAATAGGTACATTATTTGATTTTATACCTAGTTGAGTTTCAAAAGCATCAAGTATCTTATCCGGGTCACTACTTTTAAATAAATCTTTCTGAATCTGTTCTTCAGACTTTGGTTCCCAAGGTACCTCACTCAATGTTCCTTGCAGCATGAAGTCTTCACGATTCTTAATCTCAATATTTTTCTTAGGCATAATTATAGAGTTGAAGGGTTTTTAATATGTTCTATTAAAGATCTGGTAGCTTCTTCGTATTGTTGTTTTTCCCTGATTTTCTTTAATTGTTGATTAGTACTATCCTCATTAGCCTGCAACCCCATATAAGCACCAGTACCTCCTAATGCACCTACCGCTAATGCTGAGGCTCCGTAAAGATTTAATAGACCTTTACCTACATTAGTGAACGATTCTGGTGAAAAGAACAAGCCACCTCCACCAGCCTCTTTACTCAAGGCTCTCTCCAAGTCTAACAATGTCTTACCTTCTTTAGCTAATTCAGCAGAGATTGCTTCTTTTATCAATTCAGCTTTATTCATATATTAATATTTATCAGTATCAATCTTATAAGTTCTAGTCTTGTCATCGTAATTAGCAAACTTACTACGATGATAATAATCATAAATCACACTACCCAGACCAAAACCTAATAGTGTTAACAATACTTGGGTAGTCTTGCTTAAATCATTAAATTTAGCAACTACCAATCCTATAGCGGAACCAGCTACACTAGATAATAACTTTTCAAGTTTCTGTTTATTCTCTGCTTGATTCAATTCCTGTTTCTGCTCACTACTCAGGTTATTATCATTATTAACCAGATTCATTATAGTATCAATATCCATTTAATTAAGGAAATATGTTTAATTTAGGATCATTAATAGCGTTAGGTAGCATCTGTCTACCAGCTATATTTAAACCAGCCATACCTAGAGCTGGTAACATCACTCTTTTACCAAGTTTTCCACCTTCTGCATCTTCTTCAGCATTTTCTTGAGTCGTATTTAACAGATTACGTTTAGCTAAATGATATAATAAACCACTACCAGCACCTATCCCACTAGCTAGCAAGGCATTACCGGCTATAGTTCCTGCACCCTCAGTAGATATTGGACCGTTATCTGATTGTTGTACTGGTACTTCTCCACCAATTCTACCAGGTAATAGAGGAAGTTTAGTAATTCCATTAGCCAATCCTTGCACTCCTCTACCTATTACATGATTGGCATTATCAAAAAAACTTGGTCCATCACCTTCTTTAATGAATTCCTCCAACTCTTTTAACATACCTTCTTTTACTTTTTCCAAGTTTACATTAAGAGGAGTAACTGTTTCTTTTAGTTGGGCTTTGACTTTTCTAGGTTTAGGAATAGCTTTCCATTTACTATCTCCCTGATGTTTTAAAGTATAGGTTGGATTATTTCGTCCTTCTTGCAAAGTAAAATATATACTACCTGGATCTGATCTATGTACCTGAGCCCTACCCTTAATCTTAGCATTGGAAAATACATTAGGTAGTGGTGCTTCTGGCATCTTCTCCAATTCTGTATCATACTCACTTAGATCACCTTTAAAACTATAAGTATGAGTACCATCAGAGAAATGTATATTACCATTATCCTTGGCGAACTGCCAGGTAGATTGAGAAGTGTTGTGAGGGAATAAATCACCACTCTTCATTTCAAAGATATTGTTACCTTGTTTATATAGTGCCAGGATATCTTTAACACCTTCACTAAAATCATTAATATCTAGTTTCATATAGTTCTGGTAAACCCTGGGCTGTTTGTCTGTATATTAGGTGTCATACCGCCAATACTAGGAACAGGACTAGGTCGTGGGGCAGGATTAGGAGGAGGTAATGAAGCTGATTGTGGAGCTGGATTTGTATTACTAAAACTTGTATTTGGTTGATTAGCGAAACCAAACTCATTAGCTTCTTTAAGGATTTGTGTAAGATATAGAAACATATGATTATTTATGTGGTACTGTATTTGTTGCATTATTAACAGGACTAATAGGTTTAACATTAGGAATACTATTAGTAGGAGCTGAGGTAGGAGTTGGTTCTATAACACCATGACTCTGATTACTAGGAGCACTAGTAGGTAGATCGTCAGGACCATGATTCAGACTACTAGGAGCCCTGTCTGGAAGTTCTTGAGGAGGAGGAGTAGGTTTGGGAACTCCATCTCCAGAATTAAACATATCTCTAATACCTTGATTACCTAAGAATGCTCCTGAAGCTGCACCACCTAAACCACCCAGCATCAGACCAGACATTGGATGACCTAGCAATGCACCAATTAATAGTCCTCCTAAACCACCACCCATACTACCAGAGAGTAGACTAGATAATAGGTTTGGATTGTTATGTAATGCTTGCTGTATAAATTGAGGCATCCAGGATTGATGCTCCAGCCAATTTTGACCCTGGCTTAATCCTCCATTATTAAGTCCGCCTAGGAAGTTTTCATAACCTTTCTCAGTATCTTGTAAATCTGCTTGTTTATGTATTTGAGGTAGTAGTTGAGTAAATCTAATAATCTCATTAGCTAGCTTAACCTTGTATTGAGGGTCACCAGATTCTTTAGCTAGTACGTCAAAGGCTTGCGTCCAAATATCTACTATTTCATCAGCTTGCTTAATATAGCCTTTGAGGAAATCTACGTCACACTTCTCTTCTTCAGCCAGCTTTAAGAAACCGCTTACAAATTCATTATATAAGTTACTCATAATTATTTGGTTAACTCTGCCTCTCTACGTACTTGTTCTAGTAAATGTGCAATAGTCTGAAAATTCTCAGTATTTCCTTTATTAGACCAAGGAGTAGGGTTATAACCTATATTAGCTAATGTACCAGGACTTGTCACTAGATTATTTGATCCAGAACTAAAGAAACTATTTAATCTTTGTTTAGCATCATTGATTAAGGCCGGATCGCCAGACCTTAGTTCCTGTCTTATACCAGGGTTATTCTTAGTACCTACTAGACTATCTGCTACACTACCTAGCAAATCTGAATGTTGTTGAGCTTTATCTCCTCCTTCATTTAATAAAGCTTGAACTGCAGCCCCACCAGATAACGGTACAGCAGCTACACTACCAGCAGCAGCAGTCATGGCTCGAGGTGCAGCAAAACCTGGTAAGAAGCTTTGTATAGCTGGGGCAGTACTTCTAAGAGCTGATGGTAGTAGTTTGGAGGCAAGGTTGGTTATTGGTCTCATAGATACTGATCTACCTAGACTACCAAATCCACCCATAGGAACAGATTTACCAGCCAAACCTAAACCACCTAATACTGCTTGAGATGCACCACCTACACCTTGAACTGCTCTTAAACCAGGACTTAAGTTATCAGGATTTGAAACACTATCATATATATTATTAATTCCACTAAGAGCATCAACTCCACCAGATACTCCATTAAGGCCCCATTTCTTTACAGCCAAACCACCTAAACCTGCTCCAACTCCAGTAGCTATTCCATTATTCAAAGAGTTAAATGAGGTAGGGGCAGGAGTGGTAGGAGTGGTAGGAGTAGAGGTAGTAATTGATTGGGTTGGGCTTGTTGCAGGATTATCAAAATATCTATTCAATCCATAAGTACCTAGAGCGCCAGCACCAATACCTAATCCTCCTAATACATAAGGATTCTGATACCAATGTTTTTTAGATGGTTCTTTAGCTAGTTCAGATAGTTTGGTTAGTTTGGTTAACTCAGCTAGTAAACCTTTATAGAAGGATGTTTTATTCATTGAGAACGAAGTAAATGCAGGGCTACAGTTGACTTTAATTCATTATATTTGATTAATTCTAAAGAGTCTAAAGAATCTATATGTTTGATCAATTCATTAACACGATAATGCCAGGAATTACCTAGTACATCTCTTAAAACCATATTATAGGATTCACTAGTTAATTGCAAGCCTTCAGCAAATGACTTGAGCTTATTACGGTATGCTTTAGTATACTTATTTAATATCTGACATTTATCTACTACCGCCATACCCCAACTAAAGAAGAATCTAATGTATTTATCTCTCTTTTCTCTTTTATAAGGAACATTAGATACTAAATACCATTTATATGCAGTTAGATTCTTTCTAATAGGGGTTAGGAATATTCGACCTAAACCCAGCTTTTTACCTATACTCATTAGTTTACTATTAATAACTTGCCAGGTAGTAGGGAGGCTATTTCTATACTTCTTGGTATAATAGTTGTAGAATTTCAAGCTATCCTTATCTTTAAAATGCTTATATAGATTGTAGTATCTTTCACTCTGTTCAAAAGCTACCCAGTCAAAGTTAGTGACAGGACCAGGCATCTCCACACCTATATGAGCATGTAGTTTACCAGAATCAGACCTGGTTACGATAGAGACTCCTTTACTAAACAACTTCTTTAAGCAGGCATTCAGCTTATTTAACTTGTTAGGAAATTCACCGTCATACTGATCAGACCTTTTAGCCGTAACCAGTATATCTCCAACCAAGTTCTGAGCTGATAGTTGGTCAATACTATAGACTAATTTAGAGATGATCTGACTACGTGAATACATTTAGATAAATAAAGAGTTTAGAGGTATACGGATTATTGTCAATTACTATTAGCTAAAAAAAGGAAACACATGAGATATTTCCTTCTAAAAGAATGACCTAAGAGAGCCTTATTAGAAGAAATAAGAGGTCATATTTTATAGTTCAAGTTCTAGCCTTCTATCATTAATATTCAGTTCTGGTCTAGTATCATTTTGAATTATTTTAGGTCTGGGCGATGGTTCACAATCTATTAAATTAGTACAATTACTGCAACTACTACACTCACTACAAGTAATACAATTAATACACGCAATACAATCACTACAATCATCACAATAACTACAATCAATACAATCTCTACAATCAATACAATTACTACAATTATAACAATCTCTACAACCATTACAACCACTACAACCACTACAAGCATTACAATCTCTACAATTATAACAATTAGTTAAGGTAGGTGAATATGTAGTAGCTGATTCTTCTGTAGACCAACTATTATCGTTTTCGTCATACCATCTATCAGCTCTTTTTGTTAGTTTCATAAGTCATCAAAGCGTTTATTTTCAATGTCAGAATTAATATCCCTACGTCTTTTACTTTCACTTCTGATATAGGTGGACCAGAACCAATAGCTGAGCAGGGAGACTACCAGGATTAAAGGTATGAATAATCTCATAATTTAGGACAGATAGTATCAACGTAAATACAGTATATGCCAGGAATTGCAGCCACTACTTGATTATATAAGGATTTCAATTCATTTTCACAGTAAGTTCTATTACAGGTAATTATAGTATCGCCGTAGTGACTAGTATCAAATCCTATCCACCACAATGTTGTATCATATATATTATTAGGTAAATACGGGTTGGAATAAGTAAGCCCACCGTGAATGGAAACGTCAAGATTAGTATAATACTTACCGAACCAAGGATGTTCAGGAGGCATACCTACATAACCATTAGCATATCCACCACTTAAACTAAGAGGTAGCTCCATAATACTGCGTTCAATCAATACTTTCTTAATCTTATCTTTCATAATATCAGTTGTTTAAGTAGTTCGTATTCATGTTCAGTTAGCAGATTAATAACTCTGCTTCCTCGTTGATATGTAAGCGTCTCGGCCAAGTTCTGACTATTCTTTATATATACTAGTATTCTTACCCACTTAGTTCTTTTACTAGTAGGTAGAGTTCGCCAGTAATCACCTAGATTAACAGTATCCCGTTCCAGGTTATTTACTATACTATTAATAACTATAAAAGAATCAATTAATATAGTATGGCTGAAATTACTTATAGCTAGTTTACATAAGGCTTTAATTAGTAGTAGTTTGGCCTCACTACTTAAATTGAGGATAAATGGTTCATTAAAGATAGGATTGTTATTCATATAATTGATTTCAGTAGTTTTATATGTTTCTTAGTAAAATATATATTGATATTAGGATCAGCCTCTAGTTCATCTTCTTTAATGTAAGTTAGGAGCTTTTTATAATATCCTGTTATCGGATACCAGTCTGAGCTAGGAAAAGATAATGCATGTACTACGGTTAATAGTGATACTTTATCTTTATTACTTCTACCAGTATTAACTAGAATGGTATCAAAGAATATATTAGTTAAACTATAAATAAGGTCTAGTCTATCAGTTTTGGATATTAGCTTGATTTTGTTCGGTAGTAAGGTCATGGAATTCAATCAGGTTGGAGAGGATTTGCATGTCAGTTTCGGTTAAGTATTGGTTAGCATTAATATATACTCTATCTTCAACTTTATTATTCTTAATACATTTAAATAGTTTATAAAAGAATCTACCAATCTCATAATAGGTAATATTAGTGGTAGCGCTAGTTAAGGCATGTATAAGAACGATTAAATAATAGTGAGTAGTTGAAGAGAGGGGGTATAGGAGGGTTAGTTTATTTATCAGGGTTAGTTTGTATTCTGGAGGTAGGGAGTGGTGGTTTATTGTAATTCGAGTTGTATGTTTCATATAGATAAAATAATACTACAGTTTGATATAATGAGTAATGTTTATAGGGTAAAGGTGAGGGTTAGGGGATGCAGAGAGGGGTGGAGGGAGGTGGATAGGAGGGTAAATGTGGTATATAAGGTAAAACAGTTACTTATAGTTAAAAATAAGTTAAATTATTTATTTTTAAGGAATTGGTAGAATAGCCAGAGTTGAACTATTCTACCAATTCAAATTGCTTACTTAATAGCACCTGCCCTTGACCCTGACCATTACGATGACCCTGCCCTTGACCCTGACCCTGACCCTGACCATGACGATGACGATGACCCTGACCCTGACCCTGACCATGACCTTGTCCCTGACCATGACCTTGACCCTGACCATGACCTTGACCTTGACCCTGACCTTGACCTTGACACTGACTCTGACCCTGACCTTGACCATGACCTTGACCCTGACCCTGACCCTGACCCTGACCCTGACCCTGACCCTAACCTTGACCCTGACCCTGACCCTGACCCTGACCCTGACCCTAACCTTGACCTTGTCCCTGACCATGACCTTGACCCTGCGTTATCATATTGTGCTCGTAGTAAAGAAATGTTCATGTTGTTTGTTATTGTTAGCTGGCAAAAAAATTAGATGACAAAATAGTAAGTAAACTGCTTACTAAATATAATTAGGAGAGGCTGAAGACTATTCTTCTCCAACCCCTCCTATTAACTTCACTTACTTGGTCTGGGTAGGTAACACCGGAATCATTACTGCATCCAAAATCGCAGCCCTACCAATAATCACTTTCTGGCAAGCCGGGTACATCTCAACTTCATTGAAATTACCAGAACTGACCGCTGCTGAAAACTTACCATCATCTGCAACCCATGCGGCCTGGGAGAGGACCAACTCATGTTCCGATACCTGCTCTAACTGGCCGGTATAGTGATGGGTAACGGTCCGTACGAAATATTTATCACCGACTTGGTACGGATGGGAGTTATTTTCAGGAGCAGGTTTGGAACAGAGGTTTAACGACTGAGCAATTTTTGCCAGTTCCTTGACTTCCCCAATAGTTAGTTCATTAATGTTAATCATATTTTTGTTGTTGTTTGTTGTTTGTTGTTTGTTGTTTGTTGTTCGTTGGTAGAGTTGATCAGAACTTTATTATTTTTACCATGTCCCTGACCTTGACCCTGACCTTGACCTTGACCTTGACCCTGACCTTGACCTTGACCTTGACCTTGACTCTGACCATGACCTTGACCCTGACCTTGACCATGACCTTGACCCTGACCTTGACACTGACCATGACCCTGACCTTGACCCTGACCCTGCCCTTGACCTTGACACTGACTCTGACCCTGACCTTGACCCTGACCTTGTCCCTGACCATGACCTTGACCCTGCGTTATCATATTGTGCTCGTAGTAAAGAAATGTTCATGTTGTTTGTTGTTCGCTAGCAAAAAAAATTAGATGACAAAATAGTAAGTAAACTACCTATGAGTATCTAGGTAGTTTACTTACTACTGAATGTAACTGGAAGGATAGGGGCTGAAGACTACTCTTCTCCAGCCCCCTCCTACCGCAACCGTTGGCTTACTGCTGGGCGCGCCAGGGTTGAAACTTGTACTTACTTCTGGGCAGTAGGGGCCGGGGCTCTGCTCCCAGAGGGGGTGGTCTTGACAATGGCCCAGCCCAGTAAAACGACACAGGCCACGGATAAACAGATAACAGTGATCTTCATAATGTTTTGTAGTAACGTTTGTTGCGGTTTACTGAGAACATCTCTAAATATTTAAAGACGCTCTATCAGACTATTATACCTTTATTTAGGCAAAATAATTAGGAGGGGAGGGGTCGGGTACTATATTACACGATACATATGAATAACGACCCCTCCCCCCACCATCTATATTTACCATAATCAGGTATAATATATTGAACAGAGTTTGTTAACTTAATGAAAATCAAAATCGCAAAAATTCAATTGCTGGCTTTTGTTCCAGCAATAAAGATAAGGCAGGAGGGGGTTGTTAGAACTCCTGTAAAACTCACAATCAATAATAGGGACAAGATAAATTCCTTGTTCCTCCTTCAAACTAAAAACATATGCGCGTTCACGAATTAGCTAAGAAGTTGGGAATCTCTAGTAAGGAGATTCTCAAGTATGTCCCTCGGCTCAACTCAACCTCCTGCTCCTTAACAGAACTTGAGGTTGAGGAAGTTGTTAAACTCACTAAACTCACTAATATTCAACCAGAGATGAAGTCGGTCAAGGTCGAACAGGAGGTAATCGATCTGGTTATTGACATTACATTGGCGGGTGGGAAGTATGCCGGATTCATGCTCCGGAAACTGCAGGCTGGGAAAATTCAGCTTAATGTGGTAAAGCGTGATCCGGTTAGTGGCGAAACCAACTCCATTGCTACTTTGGTAGTGAAGGAGATCAAGCCGGAGGCATTCCCACCAATATCAGATGTAGTGAAGCAGCAAATCAAGGCTGCCTATTTAGCTACGATAAGGCAGTTGGGTGGGCCGAGTGCGAACTTAGCATCTGTAGGGGAGACTTTGAAAAAGCTCAACCCAGAGATAGACTACACTGAGTTCGGAGTTACATCGCTCTCCGAAATCATTGAAATGTTACCTGAGTTCGAGATGAAAACCGTTTCTTCAGTTGGTGGGCAGATTCGGTACATTGGGTTGAAGGAACTGACCTCATCTAATGAAAGGGTGGAGGGTACTGTCATCTCCATCTTCACTAATGGGTATGGATTTATTCTTCCCAATATCCCTGGGGCACAACGGCTATACTGGCACGTCACTAACTGGGAAGATGTAACATTTCCCATCGATAGCGGGAAACTATATGAAGGAGATACCGTCTCTTTCGTATATTCCACTAATAAGAAGGGGCCATGTGCAGATAAGATCAGGTTTGTTCGGGAAGGGTAAAATAATATAGTTGGTTGACTATAATAACACAACCTGGACTAGCTCCCATAAGAAGCTGTAGTTAATCTAAATGAAAACAAAAACTAACCGACTAGTAGGAGAGGTTTTAAAAACCCTCTTCACTGAATTGGAAAATATAGGGGTACATGGAGATCATACCCTACTATTACATCATCCTGATTACCAGGAGTTAATTCAGGAATTCGTTCCGATGTGCTATGCCTTCGGACTTAACCCGTTAGGAGCCTTGAGACTTCGGTTTCCAGGCTTTGTATTCACATATCACCTGTTCCAGCTAGATGATAGTTTGGAGCAACTACAAGGATTCAATAGACCGGTTGCATTAGTGCAGCACGGTCATGTAGTTAAAATAGAGCTAGTCAAAGCTCTCAAACTAGACCAACCAACGAAAGCTGGGTACATTCCGTATCTAGTAATAACCAAAAAACAATATTGATATGGCATCATTAGATAACTATAATAGGGCGAACCGTCTCTTTAAGAGGCGGACAGATCCGGGGAAAATTCCACTGCATACTGATATTGCAGTGAACTTAGGGCAGCAGAATAGTAGTGCTAATCCTCACAAGATTCTGAAGTTGGAAAGCATTACTTTTTGTGGCAAGACGATCAACGGTCACTTCACTGTGATCGTAGTAGGGCATTACCAGGGTGGTGTGCATATCGAGAAGCACTACTCTGATGATATGACGGCAACTGCTGGCGATCTACCAGCTTATGTTAATGTTCCGGTAGAGTCTCAGCCCGTTCACTGGTCTCAAATTTAAACTAGGAGTGGTGGATTCTAAATGAGTCCACCCTCTTTAATAAAATGATAAAATATGAAAAAACATAGAAGATTAATTGCAGCTTTGATGGCTGCAAAGGAAAATGGAATAAAAGAGGTTGCCCAAAAATGGGCAGAATCCATGACTAAATCCCAGCAAGACTGGGAACATGGGTATCTGGCAGGGACGGCGGAATGCCAATCTTATTGGATAAAAGAAATTCCGGAAAACTATCCGGACGAGTTGGTTTACACCCCATTCAGCCGGTGGGATGGTAGAAAGTTCATATCTACCGGCATTAATGCCGAATTCAGGGACACATCGGAATCGTACCGAGCCGGATATATTGCTGCTTTAAAGCAGTATATGGCTGATGAAACAGCCAAGCACCTTTGTTACCTCGAAATAACAAGGCTAGGTCATTGGATAGGCCTAGCAAAAGAGGTGGCCCTATATCTATGGGCTAATAATCAGGACTTCACAGAAGTTCGCAAACTGAAAACAGAGTTTATCCGATGGGATGTCGGTGGTACATACCGCCATCAAGTGCTGCTAGTAGGTGCACATATATGTACCAGCCACCATGGGCATTATAGGCCAGGCATAGTGGGCTACCTGTTTGGTCGTGGTAGCAGTTCTAAATCTGGAGTGGTTGATACTCTAGAAGGGATCTTGGTCTATCAAGATCAATAACTACAATTAAACTAGGAGGGTGGATTCTAAATGAGTCCACCCTCTTTAATAAAATGATAAAATATGAAAAATTTTGCAAATGCAGTTTGTTGTGAATGCCAACGATTCGTAGTTAATGGAGCATTCTTGGATAATCCGGCTAATCAAGAATATGTAATGAAACGCCATCCAGCTAACAGTGTTTTTGTTGATGTATCGAAGGATGGATGGGAAGCCGAGTTCGATCCGGCAGTCCATACTTCTTGTTTAGGAGGTGGTTCTACTCCTCAACTAGTTGAAGGAATGGTACCTTTATTTGAACGAGGTACAGTTCTATGGTTGGAAAAAGAATAATATGAAAACTACTCAAGAAACAATTAACTGGCTGGTAGGAGTTGTTAAAACCTCTCCTACCCAAATCACAGTGAGAGACTTGATAAATTCTGCTCTCAACAACGGGGTGCGTTCAAAAGATATTAGTCACTCTGGTAATTTGTTCCAAGCAATCCAAGCCTTGATAGTATTAGGCTTCATTAAATCATCAGAAGAACTAGTCTTTATGAATGATGATACAATATTGACTCTTGGAGAAACAACGCTATTACAATCATGAACACTACAATTAAAACTATGAGGGCAGCAGGATTTTCCCTCCAAGATTTCCGGGGCAAGTCCAAATTCAAAAGGTACTTGCTCTGGTGTCTTGTAATTTCCTGCTCATTTCAAGAACCACTATGAAATACAAAACAGTAATAACCCTCTCTGTTGAAGAGGCACAGGAAGAACTTGCAAGGCAAAAAAAGGAATTGTCAATAAACCAAGAGTTGCCTATTACTACTGAGTATGTTATTGAATTGCCTACTACTAGACGGAAAGCTGGTGATCCTCTTCCTCTCCGTCTCCGTCTTTACAAAGACCAAAAATTAGAACTGGCAAAATTTCTGATAGAAGTTATGATAGCCCTGGAGTCTGGTGAACTTAAATATGAGGTTACCGATAATGGTTGTAGTGTTCCAGTTACAATCGAACGCGCAAAACTGTTTGTAGATAATTATCTTGCTAGTCAACCTTAAACAAGAAAGGAAAAATATGGAAGTAGACTTTGAGTTAGTCCAAACCTGCATTCTTGAAATTAACAAGATTGCAGGGAAAAATTTGCAGTTCACCAAAGTCCTGTGGCATAATGACTTGGACAATCCTGAAAATGAAGAAGCGGTTGTCTCGGTAGTGGTTAATGTCAAGGCGATGAAAAAGTTGCCAGGCATTGGTGATAAAAAAGTAGGTCAACTATTAGTCCAGCCTTTGAAAGATGCTGGATACCGGGTTTTCACTGAGCTTTAAATAATCAATAAAAGTTAGTAGAGTGCATGCTACTAACTATAATAAAAAGGAATTAAGATATGAATAAAGCAATCCATGCTATACATTATGTTGGTTTCGGGGACCGAAAACTTATTCAGGACGTGCTGGTAATCATTACGAGCGGACAGGAGCTCGACTTGCAACGGTTTGCCGGGGGTCGAGCAGGCCGGAGTCAAAATATTCAGAACTAAACCTAAGGACCTAGCTTTTCAGCTAGTTGACGGTATAGTGTATAACGCGAACGTACTCACTAATGGAGTTAACCATGGTGGGTATTCACGGACGTTATGGGTAGATGATTCCTTGGTTAGTATATGTCTAACTATAGATTCAGTATTAATAAGAGACAGTTACATCTGGGACATGACTGGTAACTTGATTGTTGAACCAAGACAATCAGTGTTAGCCCAATTTACTGACAAAGAGTTGACAGAATTCGCCAGGACTGGGCTTCTCATTAAGATGAAATGAAATTCACTTACCTACCCCACCCCTCTACCATGATTTCAAGTAATTGTGGTATAACATAATGAACAAGGATATTAGCCTTTGTTATAAGAACAATCAACAATTAATAAATATGAAAAAAGCATTGTGGTTTTCACGGCATACCCCAACCCCTGTCCAAACCGCTGAGGCGGTGGGGATGGGGTTCGAACTGGTGATATTGGAGGAGGCAACAAAGTATGCCTCCATGTCAATCCAGACTGATGACGATTTATTGGGGGTGGTGGCGTACTTGCAGTACGCGGAGCTTCCTGACTGTCCTCCTGACTGTCCTCCCTCCGAGAATATATTCTCGGCGGTGTTTGGTGTCTTTGCAGCACCGGTGCAGTCCCATTTGGTTAATGAAACTGCAAGATATGTAACTGGAGGTGGGACGGCAATTCCATGCTACTCTGCATGGAATGTGCAACGGACGGTGGAAGGTGGGAAACCTACTTTCGAACACAAGCAGTGGGTGTTTGTAGGGCGGATTTAGTATTTCATGAGGGATTAATCATCCCTCTTTTTTAACAATACAATCCCAGCATAACAAACTAAGCAAAAGGATGAAAGACAAAAAATATGAGAACGAGGCAGGAAATAAAAGAAATATTTGAGGGAAGGGGCTGCACCGTAATAGTGGCTTCTTGTGAGCGTTGTTGGCCTCAACTGCCGGCAAGCGATGGATCCGGTGAGATATGGATTTTGGCACCAGGCTTGCCAACAAAAGGACCATTTGAAATAACCAAAGCTCCTTTTGGGGCTTCTGATGCTGCAAATACTAATCATCCTGATACACAGGAAACCTATGATATATGGGTGTTTTCAAAACCTGATGAAACCGGCGATGGTTATGTTCCTTGTTCTGAGCAGGAATTTAATGAGGCAGCGGCAGATAAGAAAATGTTGTTTAAATACAACTTTTTACCAACAAGCAGAGGCGTTGGTTGGTTCTGTAGGGCCTCAGAAAAGAAGCGTCTCCAAGCTGACCTTACTAGTACCTTTAAAGTATTAGGAGTATAAGTTAAAACAACAGGTTGAGAGTGCAAACTCAACCTCTTTTTTAACTATCAATTTTGCCCAAAGTACTTCTGATACAATTCTTGAGCTAAAGGTGGATTAGTAGTGGCTAGATGTTTAACCATCTGCAATAGTTGACCCATACCTTGTTCATGAATTCCAGGATCACTATTCCACAATCTACCAGGCAGACCATTAGCAGCACTTTGTAATTGATCGAATAGACCGTTATTATTCGTCATATTGTGTTGCAGTCTTTGATATAACTCATTAGGATCAGGTTCAGGACTACCACCTCTAGTAACGCTATCTACTCTAGGAAGACCAACACTAGTATATGGATCACCTAATATATCGTTAGCAGATCTATTCAAATCCAGATCTGGTTTCCCTAAATTACTATAAGCTGAACGCAAAGCTTGGTTCTCTACTTCTGGAGTAATAGCTTGTCTAGCAATTGGTTTTTCATTAGATATACTATTATCGTTGTTAAAATCCTCCAAACTTTGAGCACCTTCACCTAATTCATGATTCATTAAATGATACTTACCAGCAGTATCTTGGTAATCATAAGTTCCACCATTATTAGATTTAGCATATCCCCTCAATTTCCAACCATCATATTGTGGCATAATACCATGATTTAGATTAGTAGGTGGTTGAGTAGGTAGAACTTGAGGTGGAGGAGTGTTGGCTAAAGGAGGAGGTGGAGCTGGGTTAGGTGAAGGAGCTGATTGAATAGGTGGAGAGCTGGGTTTAGGAGCTGGCTTAGGTTGACTAATATTGCCTGGATTAGTTAGAGCAGCCTTAATAAAACCATTAATAAAGTGTTCATTTAAATGCATAATGATATAATACCAAACAATAACAATTTTTACAATAACAACAATATGGCTTTAATAATTTATACAGATGGTGGAGCAAGTTCAAAAGATAAGGTTGGTGGGTGTAGCGCCATTATATGTAATGACGATATAGTAATAAAAAGATTAACTGCGGCTTACCCTGATGTTACTAATAACCAGATGGAAATTTATGGTGCTATTTTAGGATTATCATACATACTAGACAATCCCGAACTAGGTACTATAGTTAAAGTAATTGCTGATAGTGAGTATGTAGTATTGGGAGCTAGTCTATGGATAACTAATTGGAAGAGAAATGGTTGGAGGACAAAAGATAAAAAACCAGTAAAAAATAAAGTACTGTGGGAAACTATGGATTGTTTTATGGATAAATTAAAGATTACCTGGGAATGGACTAAGGGCCATGCCGGAAATCCTCTAAATGAAGAAGCAGATAGTTTGGCAGTACAGGCTTATAAAGACTTGTTGTAATGAGAGGGGAGACTGCAAATCCCTTTTTTTAGCTATCAGTAATTGACATAAGAAAATATTAAGCTATATTTACAGTTATGATAAATATTAATTCTTATATCGTTACAGAAAATTCAGTGGTTAGTGGAGTTACTTCTGGAGTTGAGGCATTACTTAAAGATGTGAATAACTTTAGCAAACCTGAGGTAGTTATAAATACAATCGCTAGTTCGGTAATGGATGAACTATGCAATGTATTTGATTTCGGAGATCAGCCGCTAAGATTCACCCCAGACTTGATGCGGAAAATACTGCAATTAGCTAAGGAGCAGGAAAAGGAAGAGAAAGCTTAATTGTAGTTAAGCCAAGATTTAGGTTCTTGATTCTTGGCTATTAAATTAGTTATTTCTTGATTAAGATTATCTTTTGGTTTACTGATTGAATTTCTAATATATGAATCTGTACCAGTAGGTTTGGGATTGAATGTAAGTTTATCCAATAAACTAGGTT